GCTAGGATCGCTCCCGAAGCGAGGATGGCGCCAATAGAACCCGAAGCACTGATCGCTCCGGATGCCTGGATTGCTCCCGAGGCAAGTAAAGCCCCGATTGAACCGGAGGCATTTATGGCTCCAGATGACAAAATGGCTGTCCGAGATCCAGACGCTGCAACAGCACCAGAAGCGATGATGGCCGTTAAAGAACCCGAAGCGAGAATAGCGGTGAGAGAACCGGATGCTAGAACCGCTCCCGAAGCAAGAAGGGCCGTGTAGGCGCCAGAAGCAAAAATTGCTGTGCTTGCATATCCTGCGGAAGTAGCAGAATCCGCAAAACCAGCGTCAATCTTTGTCCACGCTCCCCCAGTCCAGACCTTTAGATACGTAGTTGATCCGTTACTATCTGCCCAAAGTTCACCGACCGAGTTACCAGCTAATCCTGCTGGACTGGAGTTAGGGGCAGTCGTCCCGTAACCAGCAGGACCGATTTTCCGAACAGCACCTGCTGAATCTTCAAAGTAAAGACCTGGGTCGGCAGCACCAAAACAAAGCGCCAGTTCCCCACCTTGCAAAATGGTGCCGCTAGGTCTGTCGGAGGATAAACCAGACCGTTTAGATAAGAGAATAACCGGTGTGGATGTCATGTATATGTACCTCCGTTGATGGAATAAGCAGCAGGCGGTATCTGCGTACCGTTAGCATACGTAGATCCATCCAGTATGTTAACAGGCTGAAGAACGGGGTTTGCGTTTAAGTACGTACCCCCATCGTATATGTTTAAATTGTTCGGACTAATTGGAGCGAAGGGATCATACTCGTCGAGGGTAAACATCTCAAACGAGTCAGCCATCAACACGTTTAAGTTTTCTAGACCGCCACTATTTAAAGTTTTGGTCATCATGTTATACATATCCGGATACATCATCCGGCTAGGCATATCATTTTTGGTTGGGCTATAACGCTGCCACCAAACGAGGTCTTTTTCCCTCTTTAGAAAATCAAATTGTTTTTTTAGATCGACATCAAATTTTTCTCGATAATACTCGTTAGTAGGTTCATCGTTTGGTTGGTGTAACCACGGCTGGGTTGCGTTGCCTTGGTTATACCTTCTCTGCATATCCCACATCGCCGCGTATATGTGTTTGCACCACTTAGGTTGGTAGTAATAAAGATTAGGGTCCGAATAACTTTGCTCAGAAACACTAGGAATGTTATAGATCTGGTTTAAATAAATAAAACCAAAGGTTCGCGCATAACCAGGACTATCTTGAGTCTCAAGCAAACGCGTTGTTTCATCTGGACCGGCATCATAGAAACCAGGATCCAAGTTTTGAACGCGTGTATAGGGGTATCTATTTCTGAGAGAAAGTTTGTACAAGTTAAAACTTTCCCGACTTAAAAAGTCAGGACAAGTGCATTGGGCTCTCATTTCTGTAGTTAAAAATTCACCAACTAACGGCGGACCTGTTGCAGGAACAGCAAGAGTATTCGCATCTACAACACTCCAGCTATTTTCAGAGGAAACGGCTAAAAATAGCGTGTTAAAAATAGGAGCGTAACTAGGTGTTCGAGGGACATTATTAATGCCCACAGCGGTGATCGTGTAATTGTTATACCCAAAGCTTTTTTCTGTACCGTCTGGATTAAACCGATTAGATACAACTTCTCCAGTAAAGAACGAAATAGGGGCACCAAATCGTGTATTTAATTGGACAGCATATGTATCGTCGTTGTATTTAGTTACAGAACTAATGGCATAACCGAAATTGAGGAAGTTAAATGAATCCCGAGGACGTATACCAACCATCCACATCCGCATATCCGCCCGCGTGGACGGATACATAAAGCAAACTCCCGGCAGATAGACACCGACTCCTGCAGTCCCTGTAGGAAAATATTTAAAAGAGTAAGTTAGACCATCATAAGCTTGCTGAGAGTACATACTCAGCTCATAACCACGTCGCCATCTCGCCCAGAGAGACGCGTAATCGTATTCACTCAGCAGACTGAAATTTTTAGTCCCGGTAGCCGGCCTGAACCTGCGCTTAAAAGGCAACGGACGGAGAAGTTCCCCTTGATCGTCGGAGCCTCTAACCGTCCGAGGTAACTCAACAGGTTTACTAGCCTTGAACTCGTTGAATCCGAAATTATCAGATCCTTTTTTGCGCGCCACGTTTAATAGAAACCACCTTGAGCCCAGATAGTGATGCCTGAAGGACTCAAACCGCCAGAAGCCGCCGTGGGACCCGTGCCGATATAACCAGCGCAGAGAATGTAACCTTTCTCCAAGTAGAGACCTTCGCCTTTACCGATTTGAATCGGAGCTACTAAGTTTGTGTCTCCCACAGCGGGAACCGGGGCGTTTACGGCAAACAATTGAATAGGTAGCGGATAACCAAACGTGCTTCCGCTAAGACCCACTTCAAACCGACCAATCATTAACGCAGCCGAAGTGGAAGGGGCTGCTTGGTTCGGAGCATAAACGTACAGACCAATGTCTGCTGTACGAATACCGCTCTTGTCGGGATAATCCTCGTTGCTAACAATAGTGATGTCTTCGACCAGAGCAGCATCCTCTGAAGGAAGGTCGCCCACACGAACCAACTGAATTAAATCCGTCAAATTAGGATTTGTCGGATTACAAGTGCCCGTGCCGTTATTGATACGAGCGCCGCGTAAAAACGGACGATCGATCAGGCAAGGCTGTTTGTTCGTACTAGTCGAGGCCATTGTATGCGCTCAGTGAGTTAAAGCTCTCGGAGAGCTAAAGTAAGGGGATTTAATTCGGGGGAAGATCCACCCGAGGTGCGCTTCTGAGTAAGTTCTTTAAGCAGGTTCTTAAGGTAAGAATCCTCCTGCTTACCGCGCAAATACTCAGCTAGACGAGATCCTGCCGGTCGTACAGATTCTCCACGAAGGCTTCGGGCAAAATTACCGATGCCTTCAAGAAGATCAGTCCCGCCAGCGGCAGCAGCAAGCCAATCAAAAGGTTGTGAAGGATTGATGTTGTTGACTCCGGGGGTCAACGATTCTCCCGCATAACCAATGTTGTTGAGGGAATCAACGCCCAAATTTTGGAAGTCGATTAACTGAGGTTTTTGCCAAGCGTATGCGGGCGCACCTCCAGTTCCTCCGGAAAAATTAACACCTTCGTAGGAGTAATTAGGGGTCAACATGATTAATTCCTCTAATTACTTTATATAGTATCCGCGAACGGAAGAGGCTGGGAAACCTTCAATTCGCTCGTATACCTGAGGGTATGTTGCAGCTGCCAGATCTGCAGCACCCTGAGTACCCAGGAGGCTTTGTGCGGCAGCTTCTGAGTTACCAAACGCATTATTAATATTGTTAGTACCTAGAGCTGTACCAAACTCATACTGTTTAATCTGAGGAGTCTGTTGGCTCGGCAGAGTATTAGACCCCGTGGCCTTCCTTAAAAGCTCATAAGCCAGCGTGGGATTAGCAGCGGCCCATTGAGTTAACTCAGGGGTATCGAGAATCCCACGGCGGGATAATTCGCCGACAATCTCTTGCCGATTTTTAGGGAAGGAGGCATAAGCTTCCCGTTGACGATAATAATCCTCAAGCCCGCGTGCAGGAGTACTGGGTTTAGACGCGTACTGCTGTTTTAAGGACCTTAACTCCTCGTTATCGCCTTTTGTGGTGATTACGGTTTGGCCTTCGGCACCGCGATAAACGGGTGCATCTAACGAGACTCCGGCACCAGCAGACATGGATGCGGCAGCGGCAGCTCGTGCAGTTTGAGCTTGTGCGCCAGGATCATTCGGGACACCAATCTCTGGGCTCGCCGTAGTGGGACCCATAGGCGTTTGAACAGGTTGCTCCTGACCGCCGCCCTGGCCATAACGACCAGCCGCGTAACCAAGACCAGCCAGACCAGCACCACCTGCAGCTAAACCTAAGGCACGGGATAAATCCATCTGCCTTAAACCGCCGGCAGCATTCTGAAGTTCCCTTACATCTACGTCAATAATGTCCTGCCGTCCACCAGGGGCGCCGATAAACTCATCCACATATTGACGCACTGCGAGATTCGCAGAGGAAGGGGCACTCTCGCCTCCACGAGGGGACGGCGGACGAGGGGGAGAGGGAGGAAAGTTTCCGCCAGAACTACGGGTAATAGCCGGGCCACCTCGGAAATTTTGTTCTAAGTTACGAAGTAAATCAGTGCCTCCGGGACCCACTAAATCATCGACACCAACAGGCTTTCCGTAGTAAGCCGTTGCACGCCGAGCTAAATCTTGAATAGAACGATAAGTTCCGGGGTCTTTGTCGTACAGCTCCACGGCTGTTTGACTGATTGGTCCTTGTTGCTGAACTGTTTTAAAGGCAGGTACAGGAGCTGGGCCAGACCGAAAAAGATCTAATTGATTCGGATTAGGACGAGGAGGTAAAGAAGGAACTTCAGATGCTCGAGGGCTAGGGCGAAGCATTGCCCTAAAGTCAACATCTTCCGGAGAGATCTTGGGTCCATACACAGACCGACCCGGCTGCGCACTTTGTAAAGCCGGAATAAGGCTACGTTGAGTATAAGTAGGCGCTTTAGTAGCAGCTTTTACAGCACCCTCACCCACTTCGCGAGCAGCAGCGCCAGCGGGTTTTAGAATTCCACTTTTAAGTAACCCGGCCCCAAAAACTTTTAAGAGCTGTAATGTTTGTGGGTTCACCGTGGCTCAAACTTATTCCTTATACAACTATAGCTTTTATCGCCAATTTGCGTAGAAGTACAGGCGGTCTGCTCGTGAAGTATCAGGAGGACCAGGAATAGCTTGAATAAATTCACCGCCACTGCGCTCAAAGCGGTAGCGGGCTGCCACGGGGTCTCGATAGTTCGGGATATAGAGCATATGTGCTAAACGATCACACTCGAACAAGTAGTTCTCTCGCCAAATGCGAGCTGTCTCACGTTTATCTTGGATGTTGATCGAACGACTAACATCGCCCAGGATCGTTTCCTGACGGCTGGTTGCTCGCCCCGTGGCGAGCTCAGTTAATCGCTCAGCTTCTTCGCAACGCTCAATTTGCTGAACAATTTTGTCGTAATAAAACTCACTAGGAACACTGTTGCAAGCTTCCATTAAACGTGCGTAATCGCCCGCTGGAACCGTCGCAATGTTGTACCCGAGGTGATATGCAACGCGACTAAAGTTAAAGTCGTCGAGGCGATAACCAAAAACCTGGGCAGGGTTTCTGGATAACTGATTAATCGCAGCGTAAATTACTTCACGCTTTGTGGCATCAGTGCTATCTGGCTGAAAAACGACACCCTGGCCAGCCAGATAACTTTGAATCTGCTCCAGTTCTTGAGTCGTTAACTGTGCCACAACCGCAGCTTATCTAATATCTATATTCTAATCTTCCATTTCCTTCTAATTAACTAAATCACTCAACGTAAACGTGATCACCTTCTAAAACGGAGTCCCAATCGACACGAGTAATAGATTTGAGTTGATCTAACTTAGTAAACCGTTCACCAGGCATAGATTGCTGCAACTCTTTAATCTCTGTAGCAGTTTTCAAGCCAACGCCTTTAAGTACTTGGGTCAGCAGCTGAGGTGTTGCGCTATTGATGTTTACCCGATTAAAAGCTTGGACTTCTGGTTTAACGATTTGTCGGCCACGACGTTGCTTAACGCCTTTTTCCTCAGACTCAACTTCTTTAACTTCTTCAACAACCTGGTTTTTATGTGCAAAGAAAACCTTACCTGTGGTGAGGGACTTCACCATTTTGTATTCGCCTTCGTCATGCTCACTGAGAATTTCAATTTTTACGCCGTTAGGAGCGTAGGTGTATTCTTTTACGGACACAGCAGTCATTATGTAGACAGTGATCTGTTGCTAGTTATAGCATAAAAAGCAATAAAAAACCCCCTCCGAAGAGGGGGCTGAATATCCCAACTGAGAATTATCAGGAGGGGACAGTCGAGGTGTAGACGTTGGATTCGATGAGACCAGCAGGCTGAAGAGCCAGGTCGTCACGCTTAGGTGCTTCATCGGGAAGCAGCCAGCAGACTTCAGCGATACCGAGAGCCTTGTTTTTGCCAGCCAGTTTATTAGCGGCAGCACGAGGATCGTACACACCAGAGCCTAGGCCGATACCGGAACCAGGAACAGTAGCGGTGCTGTACAGACGATACTTAGTATCGGCACGCACAACGTGCAAGTTCGCGTCGTTCCAGGCGTCGCTGGAAGACCAAGATCCGTTCTCAATACGGCTATTAGAGCCAACGAGGTTGGCGAAGAAGCCGCTGGGGCTAGGAGCCGTGGTCAGACCCGAAGACAGGGCAGGACCCACGCCGATAGCAGGAGCGGTTTGAGCACCAGCGATGCCGCTGGAGATCACGTCGCCGCCATCGAGGCGGACGCTCACACGATACACATAGGCACCGGAGGGCACAACGATGCCATCGGTGATGTCAGCGCGAACATCCTTATAAGCGTCGGGAGACGGAATAATGATGTCGGCAGCTTTGAACGGTTGGTTAGTGCCGTTCAGACCCGAGCCATAAGGCTGAGTGTAGTATTCCAGCTGGTTTGTGCTGGAGCTGGCCTGATAAGACAGGTCAACATAGCCCACGGCTTGCTGGGCAATCCAGCCGGGACGGAACACAACGCCAACGGGACCGCCAACAGGCTGATTGCTGTAGGTCTCGTTAGTGCCGTTCTCGTTCAGGAACGAGAAGCTGCTCTCGCTATGCCAATAGCGAAGAACGTTGGTGTAGTTACCGGGATAGATCCGGGCAACTGCGATTTGTGCGGGATTAGTAGCCATCGTTAGTTACCTCCTTATCAAACGTTAAAGGAGTAAGCGATGGTGGCGAAATCAGCGTTCAGGAGTTCGAAACCTGCGTACAGGCTCCAAATCATCATGATAAAACGGCTGAAATCGTCATTATTGTTCAACAGAACCTGAGCATTGTTACCGCCGATACCGACGCCAACGCTCTGAGGACCGAAGAACATACCAACGGCAGTGTCGTAAGTGCCGGCGGTGCCACCGATGGATGCGGAAGCGGTTTGGCTAGGCATGTTAGTCGATTCGAAGAATCGCACACCTTCAAACACGAAACCGGTGGGCATGATGGGTTCACCAGCCACAAAGCTGGCTTGACCAAAGCCCTGACCCATGTA